TGCCGATAAAAAAGCCAGAATAATCAAAGCTGATACTGACAAGTTAGAAAAATTAATAGACAAAAACTCAAACATTAATGATTCTGAAAGTGCACAACCAGACCAACCTTCACCAAACAGCATAATGGTTGATCCCGAATCTGCCGAACCCACTACATCTACTACTGGTCCTTCCAGTCAGGACGGTACTAAAACACAGGCAGTTAAAGCAGAACCCATAGGGGGAGATTCATCCAGTAATCAGGTCAAAGAACTCACTGAAGCAATTATTATAGCAATAGGACCAAAATTAGATCTCATCGCTGCTAACACAAAGAAAACTGCTTCAGGTGTTGCATCATTGCCAGATAATATTAACTGATATATATAACACACTTCGTGTGTAAAAACTCATTCATTTCAGTTTCACTTCGTTCAACTTCAATTCATTACGTTTTTGTCGACTTCGTCTTATAAAAGATTGATAGATGTGGATTTATTAATACTTCATAAACCAGAAGTCATAACTCACCTACTAGAGGTGAGTTAAAAAAAAGGTCTTCATAAGACCATCATCATCCAATACCAGGGTGCGTGGAGGAGGGGCGAGCCTTCAATCCTCATACACTACCATCACGTGACATTGCTGTCACCTCGCGGAATCTGATACACATTGGAGAGGTTGATGTGTATCAAACAACAGGTTGCTTTTTCTCAGAGCCTGTATCTTTTTTGCCATACTACATGCTTCAGTTCTGAGTGCGTGTTTCTCGCACCCTCAAGAAGGGGTTCTATTTGCGGTGTAGTTCCGTTGTTATGCCAGTGCTTTTGTGTTTTATGAGTTGTATGTTATGGGAATGCCAAAATTGTGATTTAGATGTTATATGCCAATTGTTGTTGTATTGAGTGAAAGAATCGACTTCAAAGCCGTCCTTAGTTTCGTAAGCTACATACTCGCCAATGTTATTAAACTTCATGAAAATAATGTTCAAATCATTGGGGTTTGCAGTAGTGAGGGTTTCTGTGATCCAGCCGTCCAGTAACTTGTTGCCATCATATAAATGATGAAAGTTAAATGCTTTATAAAACTTACATTCGCAATTGAAGAAGTTCCAGTCATCTGGTGGGATAATATCTCCCTTAAACGCTCTGACCTGACCTTCTGTCATGAGCGAACGACGATCATAGTTAATGCCGCCCAGGTAAGCGCCAGAAGTAGGAACACGCATAAACTTGTCATTGTAAGTCTCAGTTAGAAACTTCGCAACTGCGTTTTCGTATCCTTTTCCTTTGGTCTTTTGTGGGCTGGGCATAGTTATAATTATCTGTTTAGGTTGTGTGTGTGCATAATAGTGATCAAACGTATTCAGTATCAGTGTTGTAGGCAGTAAAGCCACCTTCCTTGATCACAGTAAGCACATTGCCCACACGCCCAACAAGTTCTTCCTTGTGGCTAATAAGCATGATGTTTTTACCCTGGTCACGGTTCATCTTTTTAAGTATGCTGAGTCCAGCCTCCACACCCACACTGTCCATGCCTGAGTCCAGGAGCTCGTCAATACATAAAAAGTTCATGGGATGGTTGAGACTTTCATATACATCTCTGAATGCCCAACTAAGCGACAGTATCAGTCTGTTGCGCTCGCCCCTGCTCAGGTTATCAAAGTCTAGGTCTCTGCCATACTCAGTAATCTCTACTCCCAAGTCTGCGCTAAACTTCACATCATGTGGCAATCCAATCTTGTCTAAGTAGTGTGCCAGTCTGTGGTTGAGAAACGCAATGTTGGTGTCAATGATGCGCTTGCGGATAAAACTGTCTTTGCCAGTCAGCAACTTGTATAAAAACTCCTGGTGCTCACGAAGTTCTGTAAGATCGTTGATCCTGTCAAACTCAATGTCTTGTAAACCAGACTCCTTGAGTTGTGTTACTTGTTCTGTATAGGGGTTTTGTTCTGTGGACTTGTCAGCAAACTGTAGTGCCAGAGTCTCTAGGTTATGCTTGTGCTCGTATGCCTCTTCGATAGTAACATAGAAAGGCTTGTCACACTGTGGTACAGTAATCTCTGCCAAGCCCAGTGTAACTGCTATGAGTTTGGCATCCTGATCCACGTGGTGTGATGTTTCAGCATCAAGTTTCTCTGTGAGCTCTGCTTTGTATTCGGCGTGAGTATCCAAATGCTCTGTGCCTTGTCCACATGCTGGACATACACCTGCTTCAGCGTTGGCTATGTCTGACTTTAGTTCTGTGATGCGTTTCACACTGCGCTCACAACTGGTAGTGAGTGTTTTAAATTCTTTGCGAAGTGTATCCCACTGTGTTTGTAACTCAGTGGCAGTAGCCAGGCACTTGTGTGTTTCAATCTCTGTGTCCACATCAAGTTTGTCCAGAGTAGCTAACGCAGTCTCCATGTCTGATAGTTTATCAGTGTGAGACTTATTCCAGGCACGGCTGCGCATTTCGATCTCACGAATATTTTTCTCTATGAGTTCGTTACTGCTACGCACAGCATCAATACGAATCTCTTCTTCCTTGATTGAGTCCTTGGTCTGCTTGAGCAACTCCTTGAGTATGTCTGCTTTTTCAGATAGTTCTGTTATGCCCAGCAACTGCTCAATCATGGCTCGCTGATCATTAGCTCGCAAACTTAAGAAGGGTTCTGTGTATGTGTTAAGGGCAATCAACTGTTTAAACATTTCATGTGGAAAGCCAATAATTTTTTCTATGAACTTCTGTGTCTCACGGCTGTCACCCTGAGCATCATTGTCCTCGGCATTCTCTTCGCCATCAGCAAACAGACGTAACACGTTGGGCTTTCGGCCACGCTCGATTCTGTAGTCGGTGCCATCCTTCTGAAACTCCACTGTAACCATCATCTGCTTGGAGTTGGTTTTGTTGATCAAGTTATCTTTTTTGATGTTTGTGAGTGCTTCACCATACAGAGCATAACTCAGTGCGTTTACTATGGTAGTCTTGCCTGTGCCGTTACGGCTACCATCGCCACCCTGATCCAGGTTGTGACCCAACACCAGAGTAAGTTCGCCTGTGTCTAAATTTACTGCCTGTGTCTGAGCACCCACACTCATGAAGTTTTTGCAACTTATGTTTTTGAGTTTCAGCATTTAAACCTCTAGTCCATTGTAAATTTCTATGAGTGTATCCTTTTTAATTGATGTGCTTTCAATAGTATCCAATTGTGATAGCACGATCTGATTCACACTCTCAAATTGTATGTCACCACCCTCGAACTCTTCCTGATTGTCCTTGATGGGTAACAGTGCGATCTCTCTGACGTTATACTGCTCGCCAAACTGCTCACGAATAAAGTTAGCCTCTTCGTATGATATGTCTATGTCTAATTTTACACGAGCATAGGTGTATTCGTCAAGTAAGTTGGCATGATCGGCCAAGAGCTCAGATAGTGTGAGTGTTTTGTACTTGGGACAGTCTTCCCAGTTCACATACTCAGGCTCTTTGCCCCACTCTAAAAACATAGCGCCACGTTCCCAGTCACCAGCATCAGCATAGTTGTGTGGGAAGGCATTGCCTATGTAGTGAATATTGTTTTTGTACTGGCGCTTGTGGAAGTGTCCTGAAAACACATACTCAGGTCCAGTCAGATGTTCTGATTGTAAGCCACCGTGGTCAGGCATGCTAACCATGGCGTTCATCTTAAAGTATGGTAGTTCTAAGTGACCAAACATATACTTGGCTTTGATGTTTTTAATCTTGCGCCACTCATCCTGTACCAGCCAGGGAATAATAGCCACATCACCTTCTATGAACCACTCATCCACCATGACAAAGTTAGGTAAGTCACGAGCATACTCCACACTGTTTAGTTCACGCTTGTCTCTGTAATACAAGTCATGGTTGCCAGTGATAAAGTAAACCTTGTCAAAGTTGTCGTTGAGTTTCTTAAGGTCTTTGATGGAAGCATTCATGGTAGCAATGTTTACACTTGCTCGCTGATGACTCCAGTCTCCCAGAAAGACACATGTCTCAGCACCACGGGCTTTGGCTTCTGTAATAAACCAATCTGTGTATCTGTGACAATCTGCTAAATGGGTATGGCTGTTTGACTTTAACCCATAATGGATATCAGTGAAGCAAGCCGCTGTTTGGAATAAGCTCATGAAACTCCTTGTACTTTTGTTTGTACAGTTCTTGTCCTACATTTACGTTTAGTTGCCAGTCCAGACCGCCACCGTGCGCCACCTTGTTACTGACATATTTCCAACAGTATACACTAACATCAGTGCCTTTGTCAAGATTATAACGCCAAACGGCCTTGGCTATGGCATATGCTTCCATGTCTACCACATCACAGTATTTCGCTAGCATTCCTGGATCTTCTGTAAACTCATCAGCAGTGCCACATATAAATCCGGTCTGATTCAGAGTAATAATACTAGGACATAAGTCCTGTGGCGTTTTACATCTGGGCAAGCCCAAGGCCGGCGCATACATGTCGGTCTGTACCACACTGCCTATCTGATATAAGCCTGAGTCGCAAGTGACTCCTCCAGCGGTACCGAAGTTCCAAACACGTTTGGGTTTGTAGTGATGTAATAGATGGGTTACAGTATAGGTTGCGTTGATCTTACCTATGCCTGTGAAAAATACATTGTCCCATAACATAATTGCTGGTGCCTCTTCAGGCACCGCAATAAGTATGATGTCGTCCAATTTACTCGTAAGCCTCGTCTTGCTGAGCCTCTTCGCGCATCTTCTTGACTTCCTCGTCGTGCTTCATCTGACGAGTGTAACTGGGCATGTGACCCTGTTCAATCAGGATGTCATCACGAATGGTCTGCATACGCTTCTCTGAGTTGAGTACTCTAGTAAAGCAGTTAGTGATAGTTTGTGTGTAATACGCAAAGGGATTGTCTGATCGGGCTTCGTTAAACTTGAGTCCGACTAGGCTGAGTTGTAGCAAAGCATCGCCACGCATCTCATCCACATAACTATAACCACGCCAGTTGGCTCTGTGACTATAACGCTCTACAAGTTTAAGGAACATAGTGCCTAACTTGTTAGTGAGGTTGCCGTGTTCGCAGTTAAAGTTACCTGTCTTTACACCGCCTTCCCAGTGACTACGAGCAACTTCTGTTACTTCGCCGTTCACATATGAATAATGCTTGAAGGGAGCAAAGTTTAACTTGGCCTTCTCTTCGGATACGTTCTTGGGATTCTTTTTACGACCTGGCTCGTCCGGAATGTGCTCGTATGTCATTACACGAAACACTGCATCACCATCGTCGATGCTATCAAGTTCCACAGCAAAGTCCTTCTGCTTGGGCTTGTTGCGATAGTCCTTGGTGTCGTGATGCTTCATGGCTTCAGCGTATGCTTCTGACTGAATGCGATTAGCACGATTCTGTTTGGCTTCAGCGAGTATAGACTCATTGATTTCAGTGATGTCATTTAAAATAATGTCAAACTGATGATACTGGTTAGCCTTGAGCCAACAAAAGCTCATCTTACTCTTATGGATCTCTTTTAGGATATCTTTGTTGTTTAGATAGTTGACTTTCTTACCAGCCATGATAACTCCTGTGTTATTGTTGTTGTGCAGTTATTATACTACAATATCGCATAGGTGTCAAGTGTTTGCCTATGCCACTATTTATCTGGGTCTGTAATTAAAACTACACTTAATGATCTAGATAAATATTGGTATGGCATTCGACTTAACAAAAAGAACAGTAGGGGGTTGGTTATCCAACAAAGCATCAGAAGCTCTGAGTAAAGTAGATAACCCAGTTGTGCGTAGTGGTTTGGGCAGCATTGTAAATGCTATAGACCCCAGAATTCTAGGTGCTGGTCAGATCGGGGACGGTAACATTTTTGCTGCTCAGTACGATCGCAGAGCTACTGATCTATTCAATGAATTGAATCAGGCTAGTGCACCCAGTACAAGTATTAGCACAGGTTCAGAGGAAGCATATGACTGGCGGGCCCGGCTTAGACCCAAACGTGGTGGCGAAAGCAGATTTTATTCCCCACAGGGAGGATTTTCAGATTATCTAATGAGGCCCATCAAGGAGAGCAATGGCTTGGTATGGAAGTATACGCCCACTGTGTTTACGGCAGCAAGCGCCAACTACAATAGTCACACTGGCCAAGGTATGCAATATCCTGTGCATAGTTATGAAAACTCTACGCCACCTGAAATTACTGTTACAGGAGATTTTACTGCAAATGATATTTACGAGGCCAGATACTTGTTGGCAGTTATGACATTCTTTAAAGTAGCAACCAAGGCCGATTTTGGTGATATAGCAGTAGCTAAAGAAACTGCTGGCTCACCACCTCCTGTGTTGTTATTTGAGTATCTGGGGGACCATGGATATAACAAAGTACCTGTGGTAGTAAGTAATTATTCACTGAGTTTACCCAATGATGTAGATTATGTACCAGTTGATATTCAGGGAACAATTACTTATGTGCCTACAATAGTTAATATTGTTTGCGCATTAACACCACAGTATACACCCAGTAAAGTGCGCAGAAGATACGATATAAATGCCATCGCTAATGGCGAAGCATACAGGGATGGATTCATCTGATGCCAAAGATAAGAAAAGATAGTTTTATAAAAAACACCCAGGTATTGGATGGTGTATTTTTAGACATTAATAAATTACCAAGCATTGCTGTTACACTGAGTGACGAGCAATATACCATCGATCCTGCATACGATCAGCGACCAGATTTATTAGCACACACGTTGTATGGTAATAGCCGGCTGTGGTGGGTATTCGCACTTAGAAATCCAGATGTTATCAAAGATCCCCTGAGAGATTTTACTTCAGGCACATTAATATTTTTACCTAGTGCTGGTGCCATTAGTGCATTAGGTGATCAGATATCATTGGTGAGTAACAGAAACGGGGGCACATAATGCCTCAGGGACAACGTACACCACCAGAATATTCTAATCCATGGATAGGTAAGTCCTATGGAAATATCCTGGACGAATACTCAAATAGTACTTATACCGCAAAACTCTACATAATTAATCCTAATTCTGCACCCACTGGTCAAGCTGCCCAGAGTGCCACCACAGCCAGACAGAGCGTAGGAGCACCTGGTAACAGTGGTAGCGTACTTACATCTACTCCTAATCAAACAGTAGTAATAGCACAAACCGGAGTTACTGCTGGTAATACATTAGATAATATTGTCCTGGAAACTGCTGGCGGATCACCCATAGGAGTTAATTTTACTATTAAGCAACCTAACAGAGCAGACCTGCTTGATCAGATTGTGCTAGCCAGAAGTTTTTTAAATTGTGAAGGCACCCAGGGAGTGTATCTTTATCTGGAAATCCAATTCATGGGTTATACTGACGAAGCTGATTATTTTGTTGCAGGCGGAACTGACGATGGCGGCCAAGCTGTGAAAATTGCAGGACCATACCGCTGGAAGATACTAGTTAAAAATATAAATGCTAGCATGGATAGCGGGGGAGGCACATATGAATTTGACTGCGCCTTTTTAGAAACAACTGCGTTCCAGGATCGCAGATATCGACTAGGACAAAACATTACTGCTAGAGGAAAAACTATTACTGAAATGGTTACTAGTGTGGAAGAAGGCATCAATAAATTTATTCAGACTAACAATGACAAACAAGTTAAAGACATAGTTTTATTTGATCTCAGTGGCTTAGTATTGTCAGCTAGTAGAAATAATGCCAGCTCTGCGTCAGGAAATCCTGATCAGAATAAAGTTTTAATAGAGGTAGAAGATCTTATATTACCAGATGTAAATACTGGCGACACTACCAAGGCACCTTTAAATCAAGCTGATGCTAATTCACAAAAAACTGCCCAAGAACGAATCAAAGAATCTACACAATCCGATGCAAATCCTTCTGAGATAACTCAAGAGGAGATAACCAATGTCATAAACTTTAGCATAGGTGAAAGCATTCAGGAAATCATGCAGAAGATTTTGGCTATGTGTCCTGAAGCTAGATATAGATATAGCAGAAAGAACAACCCCGATGATATCGAAGACCAGGAAGTAAACAAGGATCAAGCTTTTATTCAAAGGCTTAAAATAAATGCTGGCGTTGAAGATATTGGATATGACCAGCGCACAAATCAGGCTGCCTATAAAATTATATATCGACCAGTGTTGTATCGCTCTGCTACAGATCAACAATTTGTTGTTCCTGAGGAAAACAGCAATTTAACACCCGCAGAAGTTAAGAGTAGATTTGAACAAATAATTGCAAGCGGCAATTGTAGAAAGGCTTATCAATACCTGTTTACAGGTTTAAATGATCAAATTTTAAATCTGGATATTAACTTTAATAATGCAATCAGTACATTAATGACACCACGCAGAGGTCTGGTTGGTACTACTGATGCTGCTACTGCCAAGGAAAAAACTGAAAATGTTGACGCAGATGAGGACATTAGCCCGAGCGGATTGCTCGATAGTCTAAGCAAAGGATTTGAAGCACTTGCTAAAGATTCCATTAGCAATTTATTTTCTGGAGATTTTGCGGGCATACAGGGAGGTTTAGATAGTTTTGTTGCTACATTGCAGCAACAGGGTTTTGCTCCCAGCCAGTTAGCTGAATTACAGCAAGCCATAGATAATGGAGCAAGTAATGAATTGAACCAGTTTTTGGAAACTATTGATAGCGCAACACTGCGAAATTTAGCAACAAATTTAGTTATAAATCCGCCTAACCTTACTTCAGGTGCACCACAAAATTATTCTCCAGAGCAAAGTGGTTACCAGTATTCCGAAGACTTTTTCGCAGTCGATCAAACTACTGGAATAGATGTTAGCGACCTCAATAGTTTGGGATTTATAAATGATATTAGTCGACCTGATAGTCAGGGCCAAATGGAATCAACAGAAAAAGACACTGATACACCATCAAAGAACCCAGTGGAAGGCGTCACAGTGGATCATACAAAGGCTCAGGCAAACAGCGTGTTTGGTCAGCTTATAAATCAACAAGCTGCAGAAGCATTTTTAATGAACCTTTCCATGACTATCAAAGGAGATCCATGGTATCTAGGATACGATACCTCACAAGGACAAAGTAATAATACCAATGCTGCCCAAAGCAGCAATGATAGCTATGAAAGTAGCCAGCCTGAATATGGTTATTTTGGTACCGATGATAACTATATGTTTTTAGAGATAGCATCGCCCAGACCCTGGGACTTCGATTACAGAGACGAGGATAGTTTATTAAACACAGGTTACTGGATGAGCACTAACACAAGCCATACATTTAGTGGTTTGTACCAGATGAGAAAAGTTGTGCATAATTTTAGTGGTGGTCGTTACACTCTGGATATTGACGCTGTAAAAATATCTACAGTTGACACCACAAAAATAGAGCAGAAACAGGTTTAGAATATGAGCGGCAAGGGCGGAAGACTTAGTTTAAGAAATCCATATATTAGTAAGCAAGCAACTGAAGGCAAGATGCTTGGTACATATTATGGAATAACCAGAGACACACAGGACGCTCAACGTCGTGGCAGAATTGCTGTGTTTATTCCCAGCTTTTTCGATTCCAGCCAGCCCGAAGATGTGGCGGCAAATTGGTTTAATTGTGAATGGTCAAGTCCATTTTGGGGTCAATCATATCGGGGCCAGAGCGGCTCCGGAGAAAAGAATTATACAAACTCCCAAAGCACATACGGCATGTGGATGGTACCACCTGATCCGGGTACCTATGTACTTGTGGTTTTTGCAGAGGGAAATTTAAAATTTCCAATCATAGTTAGTTGCTTAGTTAGCAACCAGTTTAATTATAGTGTACCAGGATTCCCGGGTGGTGTGAGTTATGGTGATCCTACCGTGAATGCTCCAGTGGCAGAAAAAAATCTAACTGCTGATCCAGGCAAGCACGGTCCCAATGTACCCAGACCCATGCAAGCCGACATTGCTGAACAAATAACACAACAGGGTTTAATAAATGATCCCATCAGAGGGGCAGGAAAGTCAGGGGCTCGCAGAGACTCGCCTAGTAAGGTTTTTGGTATATTAACACCAGGTGATTGGGATCCCAGGGAACCTGCAGAAGGCGAAGGCAAAGTAAGATTAGCTGGACACCAGCTGGTCATGGATGATAAACTTGGTAGCAGATTAATCAGGATCAGATCAGGGGGCGGTAACCAAATATTATTCAATGATGACATTGGTACCATTTACTGTACCAACTCCAAGGGTGAGACTTGGTGGGAGATGGATCAAACAGGTAATTTTAACCTGTATGCAAAACGCGGTATCCACATACGCACTCAGGGAGATTTTAATGTCAGAGCTGATGGCAGCATGAATTTAGAAGCTGGTGGTGATGTAAACATTAAAGCTGCGGGTGATATGCGAGCTAATCAGTATGTGGGCGGCGCAATCCAGGAAGCTCTGGGAGCATTTGGTGTGCCCACCATAGGCAACGGTGGTCGTGTAAACATCACTGGCAAACAGAGCCTACAGTTATACGGTGACAGAAATGTAAGAATGACTGCTGGTGGCGGAGATATTGATATCAATGCTGGTGGTGTACTTAACATGCAGGGCAATGGGGTAAGTCCCATTAACGGAGCGGGTGTAAACATTAGTGCTCCTACACTGGGCAGTGTACTTATACACGCTGGCCAGCATGTACAATTACAAGGCATATTTGTGGACTTGGCGGCACCCGTAATTAGTGCTGGTGGTGGAATCATAAACTTGAACACTACACCTCCCACCCCTTTGCCACCAGGCATAGCATTACCAGCATTTAAACTTTCTGGTAAACCTCTTCAGGATGTAGATGATGAACTTGTACCATTTAGTCGCAGCGCAGCAAAACAAGGTGCTAGCGCATTCCCCACCCAGGGCAAACGTGATGGTTTAGCATTGAGTGTTTACAGCATAGTTAGTAAAATGATTACTGCTGAACCTTATATTGGTCATGCTCAATCGGATCCTATTAAAAAAGCAAGTGATCCAGAATTTTTAGAAAGCATTGTGGACAACTTGCCACCTGGTAGTTCGGGCGATCCAGCTAACCCTGCTCCCGGAGATGTAGTGATCACTGATCCAAGCACTGGTCAGAGTGTAGTTAAGAAAGGTATTGGTTATGTAAACGAAGCAGGTGAACAAATGGCTAGTGCCCAGGATCAAGTAAAGGGAGCATATGAAGAAGTAAAGGGTGAATTCGATCAAGCTACAGCAGGAATACAGGCTGAAGTAGACGCGGTTAAAGCAGATCTTGCTGAACAATTTCCAGAGTACGAGGAATATGCTGACGTTTTCAACAATGCCATGTCATTGCTAGATGGTGATCTTTCAGCAATACAACGCATTGAATTACTAATTGGCATGGCCCAATCTGTGATACCTCCCATACGTTTCCCCACAAGTAACCAGCTGGAAGAGGAAATTGTGGGTCTAAACTCCAAACTATCTGAATTGGAATCACAGCTAGCTGAGTATGGTATTGACGCTGACAGGCTCATGGCAGACCTACTCACTGGTAACATAGCAGGACTAAAAGCTCAGGCTATGGGTGTGTTTAACGATGCTGTATCTGAAGGCCTAAACAACTCTGAACTTACAGCCAAAATGAAAGAGAACGGTTTAGACATTGCTGGACTTGATCCTACTGATCCCATGTTCCCAAGTATTGCTGTTACAGACAAAGACGGTAATACATTTGTGGACTTCAGCAAAGGCATGTCAGATCCTGCAGCAGTATTATTAAAAGCTGGTAAGCTCAATACTGAGTTTGCAGAAATACAACAAGAATTTCCCAACGTGATGCTAGGGGACACTGCGCAACAAGGCCTCATGAGTTTCGTGGATGGCATAGGCGGCCCAGAGAAATTTTCTAATAGCAATGTGGGTCGCGAGTTTGCTAAACTCGATCAAGCATATCAGGAGGGCAATACTGCTAAAGCTGCTGGCATACAAGCTAACATTCCCAGACTGATGTCGGGTTGGGTCACATCCGCAGAAACACCTGGTGGTAAAATGGTATACAATCAAAGTTTGGCTGATCGACGACAGGCTGAGATATTAATGTTTACCGCACCTGATGACATGAACCTCAAGCAAATACTAGATAGCAGTGTGCCTGGCGGTGAAACCTATGGTTCAATGATACAAAAAATGCGAGCAGCCAGAGAAGATTACTATGACACAAGACAGTCAAGTGGTATTGATGCTGAATTAGGTAAAGTTGTTAAGAACAGTGTTTGAGATGGATAGTTTACTAAGCAGGCAATGGTAATATACTACCTCTGCCTAGTAAACTATTAACGATTAGGCATTCCTAATCATTTTTTCCATTTCATGCAACTCAGGAATAGAGTCTGAGGCATTATAACGGTAGTTACCTGTGAGATTAATAGTATCAAACAAGGCGTATTTTTTGTTTACCTTGTCATAGATGCCAAAACTCATGTACTTGCCGCGACTATCAAAGCACCGAACAAATCGATCGCTACCGCTATTTTTGCGATTATATGCTTCAGCCTGACCCCAAATAAGGTCAAAAGACTTGACTATTTTACGCATATTATGTCTCCTATGCGCGGTTAATGTAACGCAATAAATTATCTATTGCCCCAAGTGCTAGTATAGCACACTGATATTTATTTTGTCAAGTAATTATAATCCCAGTTAATGAATCAGATAAATATTGACCATGGTAGCAAAGTTTAGAGGTTTCAGTACAGTCGATAAAATCAGGGCACCTTACACCCTGGAAGGGCGCGATCTTGTTAAACGCGACCTTCTCAACACCTTCTATACCAAGAAAGGTGAGAGATTGATGCGACCAGAATACGGTAGTGTTATATGGGATATACTCATGAATCCAGATGACACAGTTACCGAAAAAGAGATCAGAGAAGACGTGCTCAGAATAATTGATGCTGATCCCAGAGTGGATCATCTCAGGACAACAATCATTTACATGGATCATACCATAAGATTGGAAATAGATTTAAAGTATGTGTTGTTAAACGACTCCGACATACTATATTTGGAATATACCAGAGAGATTGAGGGCGAATAATGGGAAGTGTAACCAGACAGGAAAACTTGTTTGCTGCTGAAAGTTGGAAGGTAGCCTATAAAGCCTATCAAAACATCAGCTATCAGGCATACGACTATGACACTATTCGTGCCGCACTGGTAGAATACGTCAAGATCAATTTTCCAGAAAACTTTAACGACTACATTGAGAGCTCAGAGTTTATTGCAATCATTGAATTGCTTGCGTACTTATCACAGTCACTTGCGTTTAGAATGGACATCAACACTCGTGAGAACTTCTTGGAGACAGCAGAGCGTCGTGATAGTGTGTTTAAACTTGCTCGCATGTTGGGCTACACCCCCAACAGAAACTACACAGCAAGTGGTCTAGTAAAAGTGGTGAGTATAAAAACATCAGAGCCTTTGACTGAC